ACAAGCGCTGATAGAAGTTGGCTTTGTAAGAATAGGCATTGGCGGCACTTTTATTCATGTTGATGTAGATAAAAACAAATCACAGAATATCATATGGACATACTAACAAACATCTTCAAAGGGTTATTCAGTAACGCTGAAGGCATTATTGATGAAACCATAACAACAAAAGAAGAAGCATTAGAAGCAAAACGCAAACTCAGAAAACTATTCAACGAAGGCGAACAAGCAGCCCAACAATCTGTCACAGAGCGTTGGAAGGCCGATATGGGTAGCGATAACAAACTAAGCAAAAACATCAGGCCGATGACGTTAATATTTTTGACCGGTGTTTTTACAATAATCAGTTTCGCAGATGGCAACATTGGGCAATTTACATTGAACAAAACTTACGCGCCAATCTGGAACTCTTTATTGATGGCCGTCTACGGAGCTTATTTTGTAGGCCGTACGATAGAAAAATTTAACAAAAAAAATTGATATGAATTATGAGCAAAAAAAACTCCATGAAAAAATCAGTGATCAGCATAAAGCGCTCCAAAAAGAATGTGAAGAAATCGGAATCCCATTGGATAGCGTCAATCATTATTGGCACAAAGGAAAAAATTTCAGCATTCATTCAAAAAATAACACATTTGACAAAGACGCATTTTTAAGCGATTTAGATAATGTTCTAAAGAACTACTCACCACCAACACCAACAAAACCAAAACAACGCACAAAAGGCTCTAATCTGCTTGTTATTAATCCGGCTGATATACATATTGGGAAATATAGTTGCGAAATAGAAACCGGCGAAAAATACGATACAAGCATAGCAAAGGCGCGCGTCATGGAAGGCATTCAAGGAATTGTTGAATTGGCTAAGGGGTTTGAAATTGAAAGAATAATGTTTGCAATTGGAAACGATGTGTTACATGTTGACAATGTTTACAACACCACAACGGCCGGCACGCGTCAAGACGTCATTGGCAAATGGCACGAGCATTTCACTATCGCTTTAGAACTTTATATTTGGGCGGTTGATTATTTGCGCAAGATTGCGCCGGTTGATGCAATACATTCAATGAGTAATCATGATTATCAATCGGGCTTTCATTTGGCGCATTGTTTAAAAACATATTATCGCAACGATAAAAATATTAATGTAGAAGCAACACCAAAGCATCGTAAATATTATAGATATGGAAATAGCTTGATAGGCCTTAGTCATGGCGATGGCGCAAAGACTATGGATTTGCCTTTGCTTATGGCTAACGAGGCGAAACAACATTGGGCGGAAACGCGTCACAGATATTGGTATTTACACCACGTTCATCACAAAGTGAAATATAAATGGCTTGACGGCAAAGATTATCACGGCTGCTCTGTTGAATTTATGCGCAGCCCTTCAGCTGATGATAGTTGGCATAACCGCAAAGGCTACACACAAACGCCCAAAGGGGTCGAAGGGTTTGTCCACCACCATACTCACGGACAAGTTGCAAGATTTAATTATTTGTTTTAATATTGCAAGCCCTTATCATTGAGGGATAGTTGTTTTTGTAGGGTTAAGCTGAACTCATAGGATAGTAGGCTTAGCCCTTTTTTTTTCAATTTTTTTTAAGAAGTATCTTGTTTGTATCAAAAAAGTGTTTATATTTGCCAAAGTATTAACAAAACAACTATAAAAAAATGCAAACTTTACAACAACTTCAAAACCAATTAATTCAACCAGAATTTACTTGGGTAACTTTTATGAACAATAATTTTGGCCAAGAGTGGATCAAATTAACTGACCAAAATGGCAATCCAATATTTTGGAATGAAAGTCAAACGCATATTATCAAGCAAATTGTGAAACTTAAATTTCCAGAAACTTCATTTGGAATGTCACCATGCAACCAAAAAAATATAGATAATATCTGTATCGATAATTTATAAAATATTAAAACAACTATAAAAATGATAATTAGACAACACAAAACAAAAATCGGAAATAGAGTATTTTATATAAATATGCTAAAAGATGGTTCTATAAATTATAATAGTACAACTTATAAGTCACAAAGAACTTATCATTACAAAAATATTCTATCTTATTATGAAGCATTTAAAAAAGCAAAATCTAACACCAAATAAAACAACTATAAAAATGAAAACATTCGCAAAATATCAAACAAACCTAAAATACGATTCAAACTTTATTTATTCGTACAAAACCAAAGTCGCGCAAATTATAGGCGATCAATACAAACTATTAGAATGGAACGTAGGTGGCAGAAAAACAAGCCCCACAACGACAAAGCATATCAACTATGCGGTCAGCGAACTATGTTTGCAGCCGTACACCGAATCAAAGTATTACGTCTATTTTAAACACATAAAAAAAGACGGCACAAAAATTGATACAAAAGTAAAGCGCGGCGAAGATATCTTTAAAGTTGTAAGCGCTAACAACGTAGAACAAGCCATGCAAGTATTCCAAGCAGAAAATCCACTTTTGGAAATGTGCGGAGTACATAAGGGATACGAAAATGAGTGTATAATTCAAATCAAATAAAACGATGTTAGAAACATTCTTTAAACAATTGGGTGACATGTACCAAAAGGACGCCAATAATGGCGCAAACGAGCCTCAAATCAGCTATGAAATAATAGAGGGCGAGTTGCAACAAGTTAAAAACAAACTTTTAGAACTAAGCCAAGAAACAATAGATAAAAAAAAGCAAAGCAAAAAACAGAAAAACACATTAGAAGCGGCCGTCTATGTAGGCCAAGAACAAGGCTTGAGACTTGCTTTATTAGAACTAACATGTTTCATGAGCAATATTGCATTCAAACAACTTCAAAAAAGAATTTTAGATGAAAACAAATAAAAACACGATAGTCACTTATATTTTAGGGCTAAGCATTGCAACAATAATAATCGCAGCCGATATCATAGGGCTGATAAACTTAACAACACAATGACAAAAAAAGAACAACTCAACAAGCTATTCAAAGAAAATGGCTTAATCAAAGAAGATTTTTTTGCTCACCAACATTATACGATTATCACTCGTAGGGGTATTGAAAAAATCCAAGCAGCAAAAAACATAAAAATCACATACGATGTGATAGAATGCAAACCAAATTTCGCGGTCGTGAAGGCTTATGCCACAATGAACGAAAATACCATAGAAACATTCGCTTCGGCGCTTAGGGGCGCAACATATAAAGAAGGGAACACTTCTAATTGGTACGTTATGGAAACCGCAGAAAAACGATGTATGAGCCGCGCCGTGCTAAAGTTGGCCGGCTTATATGAACACGACGTGTTCGGTGAGGAAGAAGCTGATGCCTTTAAAAAAAGCAATCCAATTAATAACAAACAAAAAACTCAAAAAGATGTTAAAAATTAAAGGAAAATTCATTAAAGCAACAACAACACAAACGGGAACAAGCAAAGCCGGCAAGGAATGGTCTAAAAAATCATTCGTTATAGATACCGGTTCGCAATACAACCCTGAAATCGCATTTGGTTTGTTCGGTGTTGATAAAATTGCATTGTTGCAAGGTATAGAACAAGGCCAAGAAATAGAGGTCTATTTTAACCTTAGTTCAAGGGAATACAAAGGAAACTATTATACGAGCGCTGATGCTTGGAAAATAGATACCGCCGACGATGCTGCATTGCATAACACGGCCGACAATGTTATACCAACAGAAATAGATGATAACGGCTTACCCTTTTAATTATGGAAGATACAAAAAAATATAAATGGCTATTCGTTTTGAAAAACCCAAAGCAAGGACGAATTAAAAGGGTGTATGATTATTCTGTTGGTAGGTGGTACTCTGAGCCGGACTTTAGTGGGCAAATGATTAGTTTCGTAGGCACAAATAAAGAGATAGGCGAGTTCTACGATAAACTAATTGAGGAATCAATATGTGTTCAAGATGATTATAATTTAGGTATATATGAAGAAAGTAACTCATAAGCTATTAAAAAAAGCTCATTTGATTATAAACGAGGCCACCGGAACCGATGTGCCAAAGTACAAAACAGAAAGAGCTAAAGTAGAAGCGCGTAAAATATACGCCAAAATCAAACAAATTGATGAACGAATTTATAACATAATAAAAAACGACAAATGAAAACAACTATATTCATAATCTCAGCACATTGCCGATATGAAAGTTTCGATACTGATACTTCGTATTGCTTCGAAAAAAGAACAATGGACATTAGGGAACCAAGGATCTATCTTAATAAGAAAGCCACACATATTGAAGATTGTGGTCAGTATTATAGTATAGAGATCCAAAATTGGTACATAGATACCGAAGGCAGTTATGCAAATGTCAGCATTGAAAGAATTAAAACATTGCTTGAAATGCAAAGTAAATATCTAAAATCCATACAAAGATGATAACAAACGAACAAACTAAACAAAACAGGAAAGAGCAAATTAATTCAACGTTAGATTTAATTTCAAAAAGCGTTGCAATAATATGCGAAGTCAGCGAGGCTGATTTTTTAAGCAACTCAAGAGTCAGGAACTTAGTAGACGCGAGGCGTATTGCGTATTCATTAGCAAGAAACTATTTCGGTTTCACTTATGTAGCGATAGCCCAATTTTATAACAAAAACCACGCAACCATCATTCACCAAGTTAAGCAACATCAACAACTGATGGATTATGATAAAAATTATCATTTAAATTATAAAACCGCGTTCAGCTTTTTGCAAAATGACAACGGATTGCAGCATTTAAACGATTATAAAGAAGCAATCAACTTAATGTATGCCAATGTCTTTGAGGCACATCAAAACGCTCTTAGAACGATTAAAAACAACTAAGATGGAAAGTTTATTTCAAGATGATTGGGGCGAAAACAATGAGCCAATAGATAACACACAAATCACAACGACTTTGCTATACTTTAGCGAGCCGGAGTTAAAAGAGTTCAAAAGGCTTTGCAAAATTGGATTTAAAGATGTGTTCGGTGATGATTATATAAGCAAAGGAAACATGAGTGATTTTTTATTAACCATATTAAAACAAAGATATGAAAACATATAAACTAAAAAAAGTATTGCACACAGAAGAAGCTGCTAAACTAAAGGGCAAGTTCTTAAGCGATGATAGTTTTGATATTTTAATAAATGAAGATTCAGATGGTTACGATGTGAACGGAAACTTGTTGTTTCGGTATCGTAAAAATGCCATTCCCTTTGATATATTAAAAAACGGATACACAAGTTTTAAGGATAGTATAGAGCTAACTGAAGGACGCGGCATAGCATCTGGAAGCAGCCACAAACGCATTCGCAAAGATGGTTCGGTTAGCAATATCACGGTCGGCAACAAAGTAATGAGCGGAAATGTTGGTTATATGGATTCAAGTGCGATGATAAAATATTGTAGAAAAACGGCATTTGCTCGCAAGTACTTTGATAAATTCAAACAAGGTATTCCGTTCGTAGAATTTATAGAACAAAAGTATGAAGAACTTTGCCCAAGTTATCACGCAAAGCAAAAAGCCATAGCAACCGGCACGAATCAGAATTACTTAATTGGCAACACATGTTTCACAACTATCACAATCAACGAAAACTTTAGAACGGCCGTGCATCAGGATAGCGGCGATCTGAGCGATGGTTTTGGAAATTTAATAGTATATAGGGAAGGCAGCTATGATGGAGGCTTTTTTTGCATGCCGGAGTATCGTGTTGCGATAGATATGCAAAATTGTGATATTCTGTTTGCTGATGTGCATAAGTGGCACGGAAACACAGAATTAACAAACAAAAGCGATGATTACAAGCGGATATCGTTTGTACTATACTATCGTGAAAAAATGTATCTTTGCAACAACCCAACAGAAGAACTCAACAAAATGAAAATGACGAACAATTATTACAAACTATGAAAACAAAATGCAACAGAAATAATCTGCTAATCGTTGGCGCGTGCGGTGTTGGTAAAACATGGCTCATGAAACAATTATTAATTGATGATAACAAACAGAAAAAGATTGGCCGCTTTGTATTCCATGAGGCTAAAGATTATATAATCGTAGGAAAATACGATGGTTCTACATTTGAGGGCAGTGATAAGCTAAGTATGAGCGTCATGGCGGATTTAGATATGATGTTAGAATATATAAGTTCAGTCAATAAGTTTGCAATCTACGAAGGCGATAGGTTCACAAATTATAAGTTCATAAATAAAGCAAACCCAATCATCTATAAAATTTTAGGCGACGGCCAACAAGGCAGAACACAAAGGGGCTCGGAACAAAGCAGCCGCCAAATTAAAAGCATACAAACAAGGGTGAACAATATAAATTCACATACTGATTACAATAGCTCTAAGGAATGTTATATATCGGTCGTTGACTTATTGCTAAGGCCGGAAAAATATACTTTTGATGATATTGTAAACAACGCATCAAACAAAAATCACAACAAGTCACAAACAATTTTATTCTAATGAAAAGAATAGTAGTCAAAAAAGATAGTAATTTTACTACAATTAACAACGAATTTATTTTTAATAAAAAAATGAGCTTAAAAGCTAAAGGTCTGCTGATTCATTTGTTAGCCGTGCCGCCAACTTGGAAACTATACGTTGAAGAGGTTATAACATGGCACAAAGACGGCAAAAGAGCGGTCTATAGTGCATTTAAAGAGTTGATTGCTTTGGGTTACTTAAAACGCCACCAAGTTCGAGAAAAAGGTAAGATCAAGGGGTGGGAATATATAGTATATGAAAAACCACATGAACAAAACGTACATGAAGGAAATGAATATATACAAAAAGAACCGCTATTAAATACTAAATCAAATAAATACTTAAAAAAAGTAAAGAAAGAGGATTTTGATTTTATGGAAATTAATGGTTTAAACAAAGAGGCGTGGAAATTATGGCTGCAATACAAAAAAGAGCAGCATAGATTCAATTATAAGCCAATAGCACACAAAGCGGCGATCAATAAGTTATTGCAACACACAACAGATGAAACACAACAAATGGAAATAATTAGGCAAAGCATAGAAAACGGATGGAAAGGTTTGTTCAATATAAAAGGCCAAGAAAATAACATTGTAAACAATTGGAATGAAGCAAGAAAAATCGTCGGAGGGTAAATTAGTAACATGTAGCCCATACTATCTGATAATGGGTTACGAATATAACAAAACAAGTGATAGAGAATTATACACAAGAAAATTCAGGCTTAAAAGAAAAAAAAGTGTTCGAACTTTATAGGTCACACCAAAAAGAATTGAAATTAATGTGCGTTGATACATTGACGGCCGCTTATCTACAATTAGGGCAAAAGCCACAAACAGAACAGATAGTTTTGATGGCGCAATTGTTTTTCCACGATATCAATTGTTATTTTAGCGGTATGCAATACAACGAAATAGAGTTCGCAATAAATACCGGTATAAGAACCGGCGATGATGCAAGTTGTTTCGTTAATATAAGGACTTTGAATATATGGTTAAGAAACCACAAAAAGCAAGCGCAAGCACAAAGAAGGAACAACCAAATAACACAATGGCAAAAACACCAACAAAACATGAAGCAAATAGGAATAACACTAAACAAAATAAAATGAAAACCCCTGATTACTATAAAGGAAGCGTATATAAATACGAAGCACACGAAGTCATTGAGGACTTTTGCGGTGATAATTATAACATCGGCGTCGCAATGGCTTATTTAATGCGAGCCGGCAAAAAACCAAACAACGACATCGTGAATGATCTGGAAAAAACAATAGACCATTTAAAATTTGAAATAAAACGACAAAAAAATTTAAAAGAATGCAAATATTTTTAATAGTAGCGGGAGCAATATGTTTAATCATTTTCGCCTTTGCAATTAGCATGAGGGAAGTGAATAATTTAGTGCAAAACGTAAATGAATGGGAACAAAAACAAAAACAAAAAAAAGATGCTGACAAACTTTGAAACAATTACAGAAGATCTAACGGAATACGAAATTAACAAGGTGATGCCGGTTATTGCAGCCGGTTTGAGTACTAAGTTAGGAAAACAAAATGCAATCAATGGAAATGCAATATGTAAAAAAGTCAATGAATCAAATTGCTTTAATAGATACACATTAAAGCCGGTAAGATTAAGAAAGATCATTGGCGCAATACGCCTCACAGGAAAGTTGATGTACTTATGCAGCAGCGCGAAAGGGTATTACATAGCAAACGATATACAAGAATTAGATGAATGTATTGATTCATTAGAACAACGCATAGCTCAACAACAAAGGGTCGTTGATGCTTTAATATGGCAAAAGAATCAAGTTAATGGCTAAGAAGCAAAGCATCAGCAAACTAAAAAAAAGGCTCGATACATTAGTGAGCCAATATGTAAGGCGCAGCCGTATAGAACAAGATGGCCTCGTTCCTTGTTTTACATGCGGTATTCGCAAGCCATGGAAAGAAATACAAAATGGGCATTTCATGAGCCGCATACATATCAACACGCGTTTTGATATTGCTGCAAACGGAAATTGTCAACCGCAATGTTATAGATGTAACATAAACCTCAGCGGCAATCAATGGAACTATGCACGCAAACTCAATGAAAGGTTCGGCAAAGGCACGGCCGAAGAAATAGAAGCGCGTTCTAAAATAGTTTTAAAGCTAAGCGCAATAGAATACAAAGAAAAGATCAAGGAAATAAACGAGTTATTGAAGTTATTAACTGACTGATGTTAATTAAAATAAATAAACACACAAAAAGAAATAATTTTTTTAATAAATTGCAGCATGAACAAAGAACAAACAATTGATATCAACTTATTGTTAGCGACTTTTAGATGTTTTAACGAACAATTGTATAACCTAAAGGGCAGTCATAACCAAATTGTCAAAATGAAGTTCAATAGGCTTTTAAAGGTAGCGGCACAATACGAAAAAGAGGTTGTTCATTTAACCGGTGGCGATCCGGGGATAGAAGCAGTATATGACAACCTGATGGATATTATTGTAACAATTAAAGAACAAGTCACGAAACAATATGAAGAAAAAAGTAGTATTTGACGGCGGCATAAGTGG